CTTCCACGCTCTCTCACCGCTCCCGCTCACTGCGTCCACACTTCCGCCATACACGGTTTCAGGCAGGGTCAGCACGTTCGTCCCTCCGTCCTTTACCGCCCCATCCAACAAAATAGGCCGGATGTTCGTCGGGCTCGGGTCGCCGCTCCCGCTCTGCGCGGGCTGCTCGGCAAAATAGATTGCTCCATCCTCTGGCACAATCGGCGCAGCGGCCAGTATGTATGCAACCTGCACGGGAGTTCCCGCCGCGTACTGGGCGGCGAGATAGGCGTTTAAGTCGTCGACTGTATCGAACAATCCGGCCATGTTTACTTTCATTACGAAAATAAATTCATAATCTTTATTCACGGAAAAAACAGTTGACTTTATATGCGTGCATGTTATTTTAGCCGGGGATGCTGCCCCAGGCGCGGACTTTCTTGGCAGATTCCAATAAACATCTGTCGGATTAGATGAGAACTTTAAAGTATCCCCATCCAGTGTAATCAGCCGCCACGCTTTCACTCCGCTCGCCAGATTCACTGTCACCGCATCCCGCCCCTTGATTGGCCGGATGTTTTCGTAGGGTGAATAAGTCGTAGGTGCGGTATCGCCAAAGTATCGCATGGGCCGGAAGGTCAAATCAATGTTCTGTCCGTTTTTGGGCTCATCAAATATCATTTCTATTATGATGACCTTATCCGTCGTGCTTCCGTTGACGAGGGAGATAGTTTTTGGTGTAACCCCTGACGACACTTTGAGATCAAAAACTGCGTGCTCTCCACCACTCTTATCGTAGTAATCATCGGGGACGCTCAGCAATCGATACCTCACACTAACAAGGTTGCTCGCTATTGTTCCCTTTAAGTGGATTTTGTCCCCCTCTATGGTGCAGGTAATGCCATATGTCGCGTCGTTCGGCGTGCATTTGCTCAAATCCAGCTGATTCACGCCGCCCCCCGCCGGGTACGGCTCCCCTTCACCTTCCTGCACCGGCTCCCAGCTGGCCGTCACCCCCAGCGGGTAGCCCGCCACGGGGTAGCACTGCACCGGGTTCCCGGATTCCTCAATTTTGGGGTAAAGCATATCGATGATGTGCTTGCTGCTCCACGGCGCGTCCTCACTCACCGCCGCATCATCAATCTGCACGCCGTCCTTTCCGGCAGGCCCCTCCGGGCCAACCTCGCCCTGCAGCCCCTGCTCACCGCGCTCACCCTGCGGGCCAGTATCACCCTTGGGGCCAACCGGGCCAGTTTCGCCAACAGGCCCCTGCGCGCCGGTATCGCCCTTCTCGCCTTGTACACCCTGAACGCCCTGCTCACCTTGGGGGCCGCGCTCGCCAGTGTCGCCCTTTTCGCCCTGAACACCCTGTTCGCCCTGCGGCCCGACAGGCCCCTGAGGGCCAACAGGGCCTATAAACTTCCCTTCGTCGGCGTCCTTCCGCACGCTGGCGGCTGCCTCCTCCGCGTTGCTGGCGCGCTGATCGGCGTCCTTTGCCGCGTCCCGGGCATCCTGCACCGCCCTCAGCACCTGCGCCGCCAGCTCTGGCGTCGGCTCGGCATCCTGCCCGCCGTAAACGCCCGCCTGTTCAAGAATCAGGTACTCCACGTTGCAGCTTGCCCGTTGCACGCCCTCACCCAGCCCGGCCAGCACAAGCACGCCATCCTTGGCCTCCTTCGTCACCTCGGGCGGCACGTCCATAGCATCGCCATCCAGCAGGGCCACGCGCAGCGGCTCCTCCCGGCCCGGGATGTGCCACGTCGCCGTGAGCGCCAGCCCGTCCCACCCGGCCCCGCGCTCGATTTTGATACTCTCCGTGCCAAAGCTGGAATTCGTCCCCAGCACCAGCTTTTGCGGGGTGGGGTAGTAGTTGTCAAGTCTCAAAGTATGTACCATCATGCACCTCCCAAAAATCAGTAGTAAATCAGTGTGATCTGGCGGTTCACCGTGCCGTTACCGCTCCATCTCATGGTGATGGTATTCCCGCTGATGCTTTATACCCGGATAATTTTAAGTTATGTATCATTTTATCTCCATTCTGCCGTTTCCCGCGGGTTCGTCCACAAACTGGCTGGATTCGTTGGCAATGTAGAACTTATGCGATGCCACCCTTCCAGGTTGCATCGATTAGCTTCATGGTGTTTCTCCTTCCTTATGCAATTTTAATTGTAATCCATAGCGTCTCGAAAAGATAAATCACTATGTTTTAAATTTGCATCAGTTAATAATTTGTAAGTTAAATATATGCAACTGTGAAAGACAAAGATAATGATCCGTCATATGAGTCCCATTCAACTGATAATGTACTTCCACTCGTTGAAATTGAACGTGGAGAACTGCTATCTCCGTTACGCCACATGCTTTTGATTCCAACTATGGTTCCAGGAGCAGAGGCAGAGGCTGTATTTTGCGACCACGTACCTGAAATATTCAATGTGGTTGTCTTAATTACACTAGTGGCTGAGTTACAATTTATGGTACCGCCGGAATAATATCCAGCCGAATAAGATTTACTACCACCAGGATTAAGAGTTGTAGAAATACTGCCTCTATTAGCCATCGATCCGGTCTGCTTCGACTTGGCGTTGTCTTTATAAAACGTGTACCCAGACAGCACCTGCGCGGCATTGGCGTTGCCGGAAAGTGCCAGCGTGCCAGTTTTCAGGTTTTTGTTACCGGCGTAGAATTTTTTGCCGGACAGCACATCGGATTCCGCGGCGGTGGCCTGTGCCAGCTTGCCGGAGGATAATCCACCGCCGCCATTAAAATCCAGGCGCTGCCCATCAAAGGTGAACAGCACCCAGCGCCCTGCCACGATGCAGTCGCTGTCCACGGCGTCCGCACCGCAGTAGGCGGGGACGGCCTTGCCATTGACCGACCAGGTATCACCGCTGTTCCACGCGGCAGGGATTTTGCAGCGCCCCACCGCGCCCGAGCCTGTCAGTTCGTACACCGTGCCCGACTTGACGCAGGCGTACACCTGCACGCAGACGTTCACGCCCAGATCAGCAGGGTCGAGCGTAGAGAACCCCTCGGCCACGCGCTTTTCCAGGTCGTTCATCGTCTCGGCGTCGAATGCGTCGCCATCCTCCATGATGACGCCCTCGGCGCGGGCTACGTCGAACTCATTGTCGTTGCCTGTGGGGGTCAGGCGTCGGCGGGCGGGGTGCTCGCTCTGGCGGTTGACCCAGGTCTTTTTCTCAAACATTCAGATCACTCCTATCGCTTGCCCGGCGCAGATTTCGCCGGTGTATCGCCGTATGCTATTGCGTCGCCACAGCTCATGCAGGCTCCACAACACTTCCTCCATGGCATTGATGCCTGTGTACAGTGTCGTGGGCGTCTCGGGCAGGTCGGATGTGCCCGGCAGCACAAAGTAGGCATCCCGCACAGCCTGGATGTTTTGCAGGATCCTCTCCATCTCGCTGCGCGTCAGAAAGTCCGTCGCCTCCCAGTGCCGCGTTGACACTTTCGCCCCCAGCAGCGACGCCATATAGGCGGTGTTGCCCTCGATGCGGTTCAGTGTCTCGGCGTTCATGTAGCACTTGTCCGCACCCTCGGCCACGTTGGCCGCCGTGCGGTCATAAATGGGAATCTGCCACAAACTAGATCAGGCTCCTTTCTCCGGCGTGGATCTCGTCCCCGGCGTAGGCCGCTGCCGTGCCCGAAAGCCTGCGCCCCACGACCTTGGCGTCGGCCACAAAGCCGCCGGTCAGGTCAAATTCCAGCTTGGTCAGCACGCCGCGTACCATTTCTCCGCCGAAGCTCTGCACGATGAGGCGGTCGGCCAGCTTTTCATCCCCTGCGATCATGCGGAAGGTCTGCTCGTACCGCTGTGCGTAGTAGTCCAGCACCCGGTTTGCCACCGCGGTGGCCCGGTCGGGGCTGACCAGCGTTGCATCCGTCACGGTCAGTTCGTTGTCCTGGGCGTTGGGCGGCAGGTTCGCCGCGGCGCGGCGCAGGACGATCGTGCTGTCCACGTACTTGCGCCCGGTCACGCAGACCTCTCCGGCCTTTGCCACGGTCAGGGTGCAGCGGTTCACGCCGCGCCCGGCCAGGGTGGCTCCGGTCACAGTCAGGCTGTCGGCCACAGCCGGGGCGCTGAACGTGACCTGGTAAGTGCCCGACTCCAGCGTGTCCTTGTATAGCTCACTGGCGGCGTCCTCGGCCTGATAGCGGTGTGCCGTCACGGCCACCGCAGTTATCAGGGGGTTCAGTGTGACCTTGCTGCCATCTTGGAATTTGCGGTCGTAGGCAATCATACCGCTGGCCCGGGCCGGGGCAGGGGATATGCGTATCAGGTCACTGCGGCTGCAATCCACCACCGCGCCAATGGCAAAGGCGAGCTGCTGCAAAGCCTCCCGCCGCGTACCCGCGGCCAGGTATCCCTGTACCCGCTCGGCGGCCAGTTCCTCATCCAGTGTGTAGCTGTATCCGTCCAGAATGTCCGCTGCCAGCGCCCCGGCAGTGGTGTCATAGACGCCGCCGTCATAGGGTGCGCCGTCCAGCAGGCCCACGGCGTCCACGGCGGTAAAGTCCGCCAGCGTGTCACCGCTGTTCTCCCAGTCGGACAGGTAGAACGTGCCCATGCAGTAACTCGTGCTGCTGGTGCTGCGTGCCTCGGGTCTCACATCCTCCCAGACGGTCAGCTTTTGCTTGTGCTGTAAAACGTCAAAGTAGCCCTCGGGGTTCAGGATGGAGAAGCGCCCTTCCTTGTTGTAGAGCGTCAGGCCCAGCGTGTTGATGCTGATTTCCGCGCTCAGCGGGTCGCATTCCTCCAACACGTGGGCCTTGACGATCTCGTCTCCTGCGAAGTGCAGGTAGACGCCGTAATCCAGCCCAGCCAGTTTCAGGTAGCGTCCCGGGTGGTTGGTTTCCAGGAACGTCAGCCGGATGCGGCAGTAGCGGTCTACCTTCTTGGCGCAGTAAAAATCTACGGCGTCAGGCGTGAACAGCGCGGAGGCCAGCAGGCCGCCGTCTGCGCCGTACCACTGGATTTTCAGCTTGCTGGCCCAGTCCCCGGTAGGCGCATAAAAGTGCAGCGTCAGGCCGCTGCTGCTGTGCGCCTGGCTGAACTGGATGTCCAGCACAGGCGGGTCGGTAAAGGCCCCGCTCTCGCCGGACTGCACGGCGCTCCACAGCCCCCAGAAGTACGCCTCGGGCACCTCGGGGAAGAAGGAGAAGCTCCCATCCATGAGCCATTGGCGGCTTTCCAGCGTGCCGTATTTCACCTGGCTGGGGACAGCCTCCACCAGCAGGTCACGGCGTAGGCTGCAAAACGGCTGCGCTGCGTCGCAGGCGGGGCTGCTGTCGCCCCGGGCCGTCACGTCGTACAGGCCAAATTCCACGCGCGTGTTGGTGCGCATCTGTCCGCCTCCTTACGTTCTTGCGGGTTCCTTCGCGATAAAGTTCACGGTCAGGCCCTTCCAGTAGTTCTTGGCCCCCTTCTTGCGCAGCAGCTCGTCGCCCACGTTGGAAAAGTACGCCTTGAATGTGTAGTCGCCCGCCTCGTCGGGCACCGTGACGGTGTGGAACTCCACAGGCTCCGTCAGCTTGCGCCAGAACCGGGCGTACTCGTCCGGCTTGATGCCCGGCCCCAGCTCCAGCTTGTAGTTGAAGTACACGCCGATCAGCTCGCGCTTCAGGTCGCCGGATTCTGTGCGCTCGGCGTATTTATCGAGAAAATCGGCGGTGCGTTTCAGATGCAGCACGTCAATGTCGTAGCCGATGCCGTCTACAATGACCATCAGTACACACCTCCGCTCACCAGCCGCGCTCCGCGGCGGTTGTTTTCCTTGTCGATGTAGGGGTTTAGCAGACGCACCAGCTGCGCCAGGTCGCCCGCAAAGCGGATCGTGATTTCCTGTCCGCCCTGGGCCGCCAGCACCTCCGCCAGCGCCTCCTGTATGGTTTCCAGCGGGGCCTCCACGTTCGTGCCATTGGTCTGGTCGCCCAGCACGGCTAAAAATTCATGGTTGGCCGGAATGACCGCACCCTGTGCCAGGTAGGGTATCTGCGGCGCAGTGATAGGGTCGATGTTGAAACCGATTTTCGCCGTGCCCAGCGCACCCTGCGCAAACTCCGGCACGTCGAAGGAGAATCCGTTCAGCACCCCGATGACGGCGTTCACGCCGCCAACCACAGCCGAGATCATACCGTTGACGAGAGAAATCACGCTGTTGACCGCGGTCTTTATCGTCCCGACAATGCCGTCCCAGATTTTCTTTACCGTGTTGCCCAGCGCCGTCCAGGCCGACGACCAGGCCGATTGCAGCGCCGCACCGGCACTGTTCAGCAACCGGTGCAGCCCCTGCCAAAAATTGCTCCAGGCAGTGGTAATATTCTCCCAAATCTGCATACTGATGAGCTTAATCGTCAGCCAGAATGCGTTCCAGATGGCTTTCAGATTCTCGCCCGCGCTGCGCATCTTCTCGGTCAGCATCTCGCAAGTCTCGCTGAATTTCTGCTTGATCTCCTCCCAGTGCGTCACCAGATACGCGATAATGGCCGCCGCCAACACTGCCAGCACAGCCAGCAGAACGGCAGGCCACAGGCCGATAGCCCCCACAATCGCCGTAATCAGGGCCGACAACCCGCTCATAATAGCGGGCAGCAACGTCCCGGTCAGCCAGGTGACAGCCTGGCCCAGCAGCGTTGCGCCCAGCGTGACGAGATGCCCCACCAGAGACGGCAGCACCGTCCCGAGGATAAAGGCCCCCAGCTGCGGCAGCAGACTGGCCGCCAGTGCAGCCAGCATCACCGGCCAGCTGTTGGCGATAAACGTGCCTGCCTGGGTCAGCAGGCCCGCCCAGTCAATGGCTTGCAGGCAGCCCACCAGTGTGGTGCCCACGGCGGCCCAATCCACCTGGCCCAGGATATCGTTGATGGCGGTCAGCACCGCCACAGACAGCGTGCTTAACGCGGCGAATAGCCCCGCCCAGTCAAGCGAGCCGATCATCCCGACCACATTCTGCCCAAAGGTCGTCCAGTCCGTGCCCTGCACGGCGGCAATCAGCGTGTTCAGCAGGCCGATGACCAGCTTGCTCATGCCGACGGCGGCCTCCTGCCAGGGGATGTTGTTGATGGCGGCATTCAGGCAGGCGGCAATGCCGTTGCCCAAATCCGTCCAGCCGGTAAAGGTCATCGTAAAGTTGTACAGCGTCATGATAGCCGCCCGCATCCCATCGGTCAGGGCGCGGCCCAGCGTGTCCCACTGTATCTCCGCAATGGCCTGGGTCAGCCCGGCAGCCAGGCCCGCGCCCAGGCTGGCCCAGTGGAACGTCTGCATAAAGGTGTCGTAGAACAGCAGCGCCGTGTTCAGCCCCTGGGCCAGCGTGTGGCCGATGGCCTCCCACAGCCCCGGTGTCTCCACAATGCCGTTCAGCATCGTGGCAAGGTTCGTGGCCCACTGTACGGCCTTATCCTGGATGTCCGGCCAGGGGATGGCGTTCAGGCTGTCCCTCAGCTTCTCGCCGATGAGCTGGCCGACCTTGTACCAGTCGCCCGCCTCCACCGCGTCCAGGATGCTGTCCAGAAAGGGGCTTTTCGCGGTAAAATCGTAGTCGGGCACAATGTCGCCCACACTGCCGCCGCCCCCGCTGGAACCGCCGTTGTCCTCGTCGGATTTTTTGTTCAGCACGTTCAGCTCATCAAAGGCGGCCAGCTCGCCGTTGGCATCCTTGACCTTTTTCGCCGTACCGCCCGCCGCTTTGCCCACGCCGCCCATGGCCTTGGCTGCACTCGCGCTGGCGCTGATGGTCTTGCCGGTAAAAAACGCCACCAGCCGCGCAATGTAGCTGAACACCATGGCCGCCGCATTGGCAAGCGCTGTCAGGGCGGGCACCAGCACCGCCAACAGGGGAGCCGCCGCTGTGGACGCTGCGCCTTGCAAATTGCCCAGCGCCGCCCGCAGCTGGGACGAGGACAGCAGCGCCGTCCCCATCCAGCTTGTCAGCGTGCGCAGGCCGGACGACAGCACATTGAACACCAGTGCGCCGGACACCAGCCGTGCGACCCGGCTGCGGAACTGTGCCGCGCTCTGGGCCGCCTGGGCAATCCGGTCCCGGACCGCCTGCGCCTTGCCGCCCACCCAGGCAAACGCCTTCTGCCCAACAGTCCCCACGGTGTGCAGCGCTTTTTGCAGTGTGCCGCCGGTCAGGACCGCCCGAGTCAGTTTCTCGGCCAATGCACCCGCCGCCTCGGCAGCTGCCCGGATACGGTCGGCGTTGGCGACCCTATTGCCCTGCGCCTGTGCGGCCTGCTGCTCGCGTTCCAGCTGGGCGGTCAGGTCGGTATGGCGCTGCTGCAAGGTCTGTACAGTGCTGTTTTGGGCGCGGTAGTCTGCCTCAATCTCGCGGGCTTTGGCATCCTGCGCGTTCAGCTGGGCGGCCAGCTTGTTGCTCAGCGCTTCATCGGCGGTATTGGTCACACCGAACTTAGATTTTCGCCCCGCATCCAGCCGGGCGTTTACTTCGTCGAGAGCGGCAGCCGTTTCGGCAGCTTTCTGGCGGGCGGCTTCCAGATTGTCCCGCAACTTATTCCGTTTGGTCATAGCAGAGCCAAAGCCCTTTTCCACCGCATTGATTTCTCGCGCGGTTTCTTTGGCCCTGGCCTGCAACTCTTTTAAGTCAGCCTCGGCCTTTCGATTATTAAAGCGTGTATTGATAACGACTGATGCCATCGCTTCACCTCCCCAGAAGATCCAACAGCCTTTCCTTTTCGGCCTTATCCTCGGCACTTTCTGCCGCATGGATTTTGATAATGGCAGCGTTCTCGCGGGCAAATTCCTGCTCAGATTTGTCCAGCATTTTACCGTGTGCTCGCTTGTTTCGGATGCTCGCCACCTGCGCAAACAGGCCGTCGCCGATGCCGTGAAACGCACCGAGAAATTCCCACCAGTGCAAATACCCGCATCGGCGGCAGCTATACCCCAGCACTTTGTCCACAGCGGGCGCAATCAGAGCGGCATCCTGCTCCCAATCCACCAGCCGAGGGCGGAAGCCTTGCTGCTCATCCTCTTTTCCCTCGTTGATAAAAGTAAAAGCCGCCCGAAGCGCAGCGTTTGCGTCGGGCAGCTCTTTCCAGCGGGGATAGAGAATTTGCAAGCAGGCAATGTACTGCTCCTGCTGTGTCAGATCGGGGTCAGCCAGGGCCGCCAAAGCATCCAGCACCGCGCGGAAATCCGAGCGTATTGCAAATACCCGCCCGGCGACCTGCACGGTGATGGGCAGATCCCAGGCGCTCACGCCTGCTGGCCGGGGGCCAGGCCCTTGTCAGGGGCGGCATAAGCGGCTGTGTACTTTTCCATCCGTTTTCGGCTGGCCTTCATGGCGTCGCCCACGGCGTCCTCAATGATGGGCGCAAAGGCGCTGAACACCTTTTCCAGCAGCAGCGCACCGTCATCGCAGAGTGCCAGAGCCGACGTTCCCTTGAAGAACACAGCCGATGCGTCACTGCCAAAGATGTAGTTGACCTGCTCCTTGATCTGCCGGTCAACGTCGCCGATCTTCTCGGCGTCCACATCGTCTCCCAATCCATCCGCTAGCGCCTGTACGGCCTTGCGGGCCTCGTCCAGCCGGGCGGCAATGCCCAGGTCTGCAGGGTTGACGTAGATAGTGCCCAGCGGCGTGCCGTCAGCATCTTCGATATCGTAGCTCTTTAGCCCGCGGTCAATTTTCAGTTCCATAGTGTGCCTCCGTTATGCCTTAGCCCGCAGGGGTAAAGGTCTTTTTGCTCACATCAAACGTGCCCTTGGTCTTGACGCCGGTGTAGTGGACGTTGAAGGGAATCTGGTAGCCGGTGGTGTCGCCGCCGTAGCTGGACACTTCGATGTAGCACTCCTCTTTGATGGCGGGGTAGGCACCGGCGCTCTCCTCACCCCAGAGCTTGACCTCGACGATATCGGTTTTCAGGTCGTCCAGCACCTGGTCGCCGTCGATGATGGCCTGCAGTCGGGTGAACAGCGGGTCGTCCTTCTCAGCGTAGTAGGGGCTGACCTCGCCCTGCTTCTGGTAGCTGTCGATGGTGACAGAGGTCTCGCCCAGGATGTTCGACTTCTTCTCGACATTGGCGGACAGCTCGGGGCTGTACTCCTCCAGGTCTTTGCCCAGGCGTACATAGCTGGCCGTGCCATCATCGTTGGCGAAGTTCGCGTTCAGGTAGTGGGCCATGTATTTGCGTTCGATTTTCATGCAAAATCCTCCGATTCATAGGTTTTTGTGTAGCGCAGACTCAGCACGACCATATAAGTCGCTGTGCCTTCGGCCTCCGCTTCGTACAGCACACCGTTCTGGGCGCGGGCGATGACAGGCTCTTCGGCGTCGCCAAAGTTCGGAGCAAGGCCGTGGGCGCTCTGCTCCTGCACCCAATGCTGGAAGTCGTTGACCCAATCTGCGTTGATCTTCGCGCCCTCATCATCACCTGCACTTTTGGCAAAAGTAAAGTACAGACCGAAGTTGCTCTGATTTGTGACGCAGACCGCGCCTGTGATATAGGTGCGGCGTTCAATTTCCTGCAACCCCTGCGGGAAGACCGCGCCGCAGCTGGGTACTTGGTCGGTATAGTCGACATGCCAATCTTTTAAGATGTCATGCCCCTCATAGGTGCGCAGCCATGCAATGACCTGCTCAAGTTCACTCATTCTCCAGACCTCTTTCCAATATAGCGTTCCAGATCGGCAGCCAGTGCGTCGCCCTCGGCAGCCACAAGCGCACGATCCCAATGCCCTCCGGCAAGGGAATTCTTTGTTCTTGTATAGTTCAGCGGTTTCCCGCTGCGGCTCACGCCGTTATACAGATAGACGGCCTGCGGCTCTTCGGTGACGATCTCCGGCACACTGGGGTCAGTTTGGGCGACGGTCAGCTTGATGGTCGCGCCTGTACGGTAGGGCATATACTTTTGGATGCGCCGCAGCACATTCTTAGTGTGGAACATTTGCGCATCGCCCTGTTCATCCAGTCCCACTTCCTGCAAAATTTCTTCTGCGGCGGGAAAATCCAGCGTGACCCTCATTGTTTACCGCCTGCCTCCACATGGTACAGAACATTGCGGCAGCCCATGTCCCGCACCCAGTCTGCCGTAACAACACCGGGGCGGTTGGCCGGGACGAAGCTACCCCACTGTTCGCGGGTGGTGATTTCTTCCCCAACACCCTCCACAATGCGATCCCCGCATTCCAGCACATACACGCCGGGAATGCCGTTAAAAAGGGCGGGGGCAACCCGCCGCGCGTTTTTGTTGGGAATCACCAGCAAAAATTCGTCACAGGATTTGCCCCCGCTTTTATCAACGATCTGCACGGTTTTACGCTCAAAGTACGCGCCATGAATCACGCAGCGCGTCACCCGGAAGGGATTATAACACGCATGGTACACGGTAACGGTCTGGCGGCACAGGTCATAGATCGGCGAACGAAGCGCTCCCTCATACCGCATCAGCTGCACCCCCTGTACACATCAGCATACAAGCACAGAATGCGATAGTATTCTGCCGCCTGTGCCTTGGGTGTCGCATCAATGGCTGCTGCCGTGTTGGCGGTGTAGCTTTCGCTTACGCTGCCAATCGTAACGCTGGCCGGAGCAGCCACAGCGCCGCTCTGCACATCGGCAAACCTGCGCTGTGCGTCAGCAATGGCACATACAGCTGTGTCGCGGGCGCTGTCGGTGGGATATTCCACGCGGTACAGCCGCTCATATCTCTGGATCAGCGCGTCAGCGTCAGCATAAGCGGTCCGCCACTCGTCCGGCTGGATAGCCTTGCCGCCATATTTACAGACGTAAAACTCGTAACTCGTCATGGTTTTACTCCTTGGCCGCTGCCCTCTTCGTGCGCTTGGCGGGCTTTTCTTCTGCCGCCGTGTCCGTCACTTCGGGGAACGGCAGTTCCACCGCCGCCTCGGCGGGCGGAGCATTGTCCGGCACAGGCTGCGCGTTGACCGCGGGGGTCGGCTCGGCGGCGGGCGGGATGTATCCGATAATAGCCATAGTAAATCCTCCTTACGCCTTGTCGTGGCTGAAGTACATGCCAGACAGCATATTCTTGTATGCCTTGGCGATGCCCACCATGCGATAGCCGAAGACGTAGGCATCCGCGTCCGGGTTGTTTTCCGGGGCGATGATCTTCGGCGCGGCGTGCTTCGTATACTGGATGAGCGCATCCTTCTGGACGATGGCGAAGTTGATGTTGGCCGCGCCGGCTGCCTTCGTGTAACCGCCGGCTTCCTCCCCGGTCTTGCCGGAAAGCTGCTTGATGGCCGTGTAGAAGCGGCGCTGGGGGACCTTGATGACCTGCTCGAAGCCTTCCAGAACCTTCTTGCTCTTCGTGGTGTCCATATCGTTGATGCCCTGCAGCAGCGTCGGCGTGATGAACAGGTAGCGCCCGGTGGCGGTGACTTCCTCATCGTCCATGGCCGTCACGGCAGCACTCAGCGCCGCAACGGTGGCCGCGCCATCGGCAAGCGTCTCTTCCTTCTTCGTGACGCCGCTGATGCCACAGTAGGACGCAAAGCGGAAAGCGTCCAGTTCGGGCACAACCTTGTCACGGATGAACTGAGCGGACAGACGGCCAAAGGCAAGGCCAGCGGTTTCCAGATCGTCCATGACGTCCACGTCAAAGCGGCGGCCACGGTCAAAGTTGCACTTGACCGTCTCATTCGTCATGGTGACGCCGCCCTGCACATAACCGCTGTTGCGGCTGTAGTCGGCCAGACCGTCCATGCTCATCATGGGGATGATGAGTTCGTTGGCGTTCGCGCCCTGCTTGGCGAGTTCGGGCGCACCGTCCAGCACGCTCGTAAGCGAGGCCAGTCGGTAGCACTCATCCAGCTTGGGGACAAAAGATTTTGCGAGTTCGATAGTGTTGCTCATAGGTTTTGCTCCTTATCTTATTCCATCGGCAGGCCCATTGCTTTGCGCAGGGCACTGTCAGAATTGTCGGTGGTCATGGCGGTGCGGCCCGTGCCTGCAGCATAGGGCGGCGGAGTTTCCTCGGTGTCGAACATATAGCCGCTGTCCTTCTGCAGCGCGGCCAGCGCGGCGGGAATGTCCTTGTCGGGGTCTTCGCTGCCGCGCAGGGCGTCCAGATCGAGCAGGGCACGGATGGCCTTGCCGCTGCGCCCATGCGCGGCAGCAATAGCGGAATCCAGCTTTGCATCAAACTGTACCGCCGCAACGCGGGCGTCCGCATCCTTTTCGGCCTGCTCCGCCTTGGCCTGCCATTCCTCGGCGCTCTTGCGCAGGCCGTCGATGTCGGTGTCCTTGTACTCGGCCAGCGCCTTGTTGGCGTCGGCCAAAGCCTCTGCCGCTGTACGCTGGGCGTCCTTGGCCGCGTCGTAGTCGGCCTTGGTGACAAAGCCCTTGTTGATCTCGGCGGCGATCTTGTTGTCGATTTCCTCATTGTACCCATCACCGAGGATGGGTTTCAGCCAGTCAAGCATAGGTGATCTCCTTCGTCTGTGTTGTCTGTGTCGCTATCGTCCTGCGCTTCATCGGCGCGGGAGCAGCTTCCTTCGGGTGGGATTTCGGGCTCAGAGTGATACTCCTGCAGCCGATCTCTCGGCAGGTGCGGGTGCGGATCGGGCCGCAGATGCGGCGCGTGGTACTTGCCAACCCTGTGCGGCTGCGGGTGTGAGACGATCCGCTTGTTTTTCCTGACACGGAGCACGGGGCCGAAGAGCTCCCGAAGCTGCCGCATAAAGGAACCAAACGCACGCTGCGGGTCGGCATAACAGGTTGTGTCATAGGTAATACAGAACATAAAGCACCTCTTGCATAATTTTGGGCACGAAAAAAGCACCGCTTTAAAAGCGGTGCAAATGGCGTTTATACAGTGTTTAAAGGGGCTTTGCTTTTTTGAACAGTTCCTTGAGGAAAGCGTCGTGCTCCGCTTCCAGTTCGGCCAGCGGGCGCGGTGGGGGCTTGCTGGGGTCAAAGGCGATGCGCTCATCTTCCGCTGTCCAGTTGCCTGTTGCTTTAAGCAGATAGATGGAATCCGTAGTGGCGCTGCGGTCTGGGTCAGGTGTCCAGTCGAAAAAATCCGGCTCGGGATCATCCTCAGTATAAGGCCAGCCTCGCGTAAGGTCTGCTCGCCACTTTGCGATTTCTTCTGGAGTCGGAGGGTTATCTTGAAAATACGAGCCCATACTTAGCACCATCCCTTCGCAGTTCTTCAGCAAACGCAATACGCTGCGCAAGCGCATCTTCGGTTTTGCCGGATTCACCTTTATAAAGAGGATATTTCTTTTTTAAAGCCTTAAACCAGCCCTCGGCATTCTTTTGGGAATAGCCGAACACCTTCTCACAGGTGAACAGCGCTCCGGCATTGCCGACAGCGCCGATGCCCTGCATCTGAGGGCGCTTGATAAGCTGCTGTATATCCTCTGGACTAAGTATACCATTGCTGGGATGGTTATGTAAAGAGTAGTAGGGCACTTGTATCTCCGGGGGCTTGACCTTCATACTGTTCTGCCCGCCCACATAGTAGCCTGTGCATTTACCGTCTTTGGTAAAGTTCACGACAGCCTCTGTGCCGACTTCCAGCCTCTGCACCTTTTTCAGCACGCCTCTGGCGTATTCCTGCGCCAGACCGTTGACCTTGTTGGAAACGCCTTGAAAGAACGGCTTCGGCACAGCCCGGATGCGTTCATCCGTGACGCTGTACAGTTTGTGCCCTGCGATTTCTATGTCCCGAAGTTGCTCCGGCGCAGCCTTTTTGTAGGCCCACACAGCCCGGTTGGACTGGCTGCGGCCAAACCCGGCCACCTGCAGGCGTTCGCTGCGGGTGGGCAGACCCACGGCCTTGCAGAATCTCGCATACTCGGCCTGCACGACCCGCAGCTTGATTTGATGCTTCTGCAGATCGGGGTTTTCGGTTTCTTCGTCGGCCAGAATCTGGCGCTTGATGAGCCGGATGCCGTTTTCGATGCGGCTCTGCTCCTGCCCGGCCTCGTACAAGGTGTACCGGTAGCCATTGTACACAACGCCGCGCTCGTTGTCATCCTTGAATTTTTGAAGCTGGGCTTCGGTGTACTGCGGCGCGTTCACGCCTAAAATGATGGGGTTTGCCGTGTGCCCGCAGTTCAAGTGCCCGATGCGGCGCTGCAGGCTGTTGTTCAGTTTTTCAAATTCTGCATCGCCGTACTGCCGCCCCTGTATCGGCTCATGGTCGGGTGCGCAGGCGGCGTGGGCACTGATTTCCCAGCCGTCGCACCCCAGCGCGTCATGGTCGGCGTGCTGGATTTCATCATCCAACTGGCCGAGTTGATCCATGATATACCGCCTGCAGGCGTACTCAATGCCAACGCTGCGCCCGCTCTTTTGTTCAATGGTGCGCAGGCCGCGCTTTGCCAGCGGCGTCACGGCGCGGCGGATGGCCGTGTTCAAGTCCAGTGTACCTGTGGCAACCTGCCGGAACGCAAAATCCATTGCGCGGGCGTAGGCCGTCTGCAACGGCTGCACCTTGCCCTCCGGCGTATCGGCCCACAGGTCACGCAGCAGTTCGCGGGTCTTGCTCTGGGTCATGCGGGTGTAGGCTTCAGTCATTCGCTTTAGGCTGCCGTTTTCATCAGGACTCAGGCTCTTGTCGGCCACATATTCAAACAGGCTGGCAATGACTTCCTCGCTGATGCCGATCTGCTTCGATACGGCCTGCTCAATGGCCTTTTTGCCCTCGCCCAGTGCCTGCGCCCGATAAATCTGGTATTCGGCAGTGTCGGTGATAGCCCCGGCCTTCTGCACGCGCCTGCTGATGTCCTTGATAAGTTCATCAATGCAGGGCTGCGTCATGGCAAGGGCGGCGTCACTCAAGCCCGCACGCTGCTCAGCGGTCATGCGGTATCACCTCAACCTTCAAGGTCTTTCAACTCCGGCATATAGTTTTTGCGGATTTCGGCAAGGTCGGCTTCCGTCTCGGCGGGCAGGTCAAACTTCCACGCCAGCGCCAGTTCCGGCTTCAGCAGGCCCATCTGCACAAGTTCCTTGCGCTCCGTCCACTCTTGATCGGCATCGTACAGCACGCCGTTGCCCCATGTTACGGTAAGTTCATCCGCGCCCCACGCCGACGCATCGCACAGGCGGTATGCCTGCCCGATCTGGTCGCCGAGCCGGAGCGCAGCCTGCAGGGCGTCGTAGTACAGATGCTGAAAATCCATGATAGACAGGCTGTAGTCGCCCGCGCTGGAATTGATTTCCGTCGCCGTTTTGCTCACGGCCTCGGCGTCAGAGAGGATGCCGCGCTTAATGCCCAACAGATTCTCGATGGCTTTCAAGTAGGTCTGCCGCCGTGCCTCGTAGCTTTCATTGCGCAGCGTCGGCGCAAAGGGTGTGATGCCGATGCTCTGCTCGTTGCCATCCAGACCGACGAACACATCATCGGTCAGTGATTTTTTGCCGTTGTGGGTGCGCAGAATATCGGCGCTTGCCACAACGCGCATCCGCCCCAACTCAAATTCACGGCTGAATTGCAGTTCATTTTCGTTGATGCGGTGGATAAGCCCCATTGCAGGCTCGTAGATGGAAACTCCGTCCGCGCTGCCGTCTACACAGTTTGTGATGGGCATCCGCAGGAACACCATGCCGACGCCATCAATGGGCACGGCAAAGGTGTACTCATCTTCCAGCCGCTCATATTGTGGCAGGCTTGCCAGCGGCACGCGCCGCCCCAGTGTGCTTTTGTTGTCGGAGCAGTACAGGCGGTACCGGATCGTGAGCCGCCCGGCAAAGGATGTGCGCCGCTCGACCAGCGTGTAGAAATGATGGTCGGCAGATACGGATTTCTCGCACAGCGCCACATCCGAGGGGATGCCGCTTGCATCGCGGCCTAAAATGATGATGGAATCGCGTCCCACGATCTGCCACGTCAGCTGTCCATCCGGCATCGGTACAGGCTTTGCCCACGCCTCGCCGCCAATCATGGCCTGTGTCATAAAACTGGTTTTACAGGCATCAAAGGTGTTGCGTACACGGTCAAGGTATTTCCCCTTAGCGCTGTCGGTGTGCTGCAGGCCGCTGTCATACTCGCCGAAGGTTGCCTTGCACAGCTTGTTCACAATGGCATACGGCAGGCGCTGGCAGGGATCTTCGGTTTTGGTCGGGGCGCGGCCATACCATGCAGCATACCACTCTGCGATGGCGTGCTTCATGGCACTGCTGGTGGCATCCGTCATGCCCAGCGCCTCTTCAATGTTTTCGACTGCGTTGTTTGTCAGTGCGCGGATCAGAGCGCCCATCATGCTTTCCCCCTAGAGTGATTTCCCGAAAGCAACGCGGCCACAGGCAATAGTCTGTCGCCGCCCGCCACGGGCAGCCCCGGCATTTATCCGGCTTTTTCTTTGGCTTCTTTTTCATGGCTTTCCACCACGACAGTCGGTGTCATGTGCCGCAGTGCATATTCCAGCCCGGAAATATAGCACTGCTGCCGCTCCACAGTCTGCCGCAGTTCCTCCTGCTTTTTGTTGGCGGCTGCCAGTTCGTCCAGCAGCGATTCATAGGCCCAGCGCGGCAAAAAGCGGTCAATGAGCCATTTGCGGAATTTCTTCATCATGCACCCCTGCGCATCCAGATACGGTTGACAGCATAGCGGACGGCGTCAATGTGATGGTTGTCCGCATCCACATACCCCGGCAGTACTGTGCCGTCACGGCCAACCTCGTACTCATATTCACTGAACTCCTTTGCCGTGTCGGGGCAGCGATGCGGGTCGATGACGATGGCTGCCAGCCCTTGCAGCCACTTCATGCTCTGGTTCACACTTCCCGGCCCTTTGACAGCCTCACGGCAGAGGATGCCAAAAGCGCGGTAGTCGGCGCAGGATTTCATCTCTGCGGAATCGGCGGTCACGCTCTCCCACGATTCAATACGCTGCTGCACCAGCTTTGCGGTTTCCTCGTTGGAGGTACGCAGCCGGGTCAGTTCGTCGAAGATATACAGCGTTTTGCGTGCCGCATCATAGTGGCAGCGGTTGAACGCCCA